ATGAATGTAAAAATAGTAGATATATCAGAAAAGTTATTAGATGGATATAAAGTATTAGTTCAAGTTGATAGCAGTCAATTTATCGCTGAGTGGGATGGCGATAAACCAGAAAAAAATGAAAACTATAATGTCGAAATAGATATAGATGATGAATTTATATGGAATACAAATATAGCCTTTTCAGATGAAAATGCAAATGCAATAATTCAGAATGAGGAAGGCTTTAAAGTCATCGCTAAGCTAGATTATAACAGTGAGGATAACTTAGCAACACTAAATGTCTATGATAGTATAGTACTAATTGATATAGAAGGAATCGAGCAAGATATAGCAAATGAATGGGTAGAAATGCAATGCACTTCAATTAAATTATTTAATACCAATTTATAATAGAAACCAAATACAATAACTATGTCATAGTCGTTATAATGTAGTAAGATATAGCAAAAGTAAACGTGTATAAAAAAGCCGTTCAATTAGGGCGACTTTTTTATACACCAAACTATTCTTTTGTTTTATTTTTTAATGTACTCGTACCACCAGTTTCTTTCATCCATCCAAGCTGTAATCTTATCAAGCTCGCCATTAGGTAGTATTTCAGTTTGTAAGTACGCTAAACCAGTTAATGGATCAGAGACGACCTTCCCTTTTGTTCCACGCTCATTCATAGCATTTACGACTTCCTGAACCAATGAAATACCAAAACCACCAGATTTAACATATTGATAGCCACCATTGGCAATAGCTTGTTCTGGTTGTTTCTCTCCTGTAAACCAAGATAATGATTTACTACCAATTAATTTGTTCAAATCACACTTTCCGATACCTGGTACATTTCCTGTCTCGGTGTATTGCCAAATATCGCATGGATAAGCTGGCTTGTTACCGCCATAACGAGGAATCCAAACAAAGTCAGATTTTACATTTGCCATACCAAACGGAGCATACATATGATGACCAACGTATAAACCAACTTTCTGAGCACCTAATCGGCGTAATTCATCAATAAATGCTTGTGTGCCCGCTCTCATATCATTCATTGTTTTTACTTCCACATCCGCAACCCATACTGTCGCGCTCTTGTCTCCACGATTCCAAAAGTCACGAGCTTCTATTCGTGCATCATTTTCAGAAACGAAGCGACAGAATGCATAGTTACCAAAAGGAATACCATGTTGCTTCATGGCTTGTACATATCCTTTATACAATGGATCTACATAATTTGAACCATCTTGTACACGAGCGATGATGAAATCAATATATTGCTTTGCTACATCCCAATTAATGTTTCCATTCCATTTTGAAATATCTATAATGTGTCCCATTACTTATCCTCTCCTTCGTTATGATTATCAGCAAACCATTTACCAGCTGACGGGTTAGAAATAACACCCGCAGCAGCTAAAATGAATAAGATTATATCTACATATTCCTGATATCTTCCTAAATTAAAATGAGGGATAGTATCCATTAATACCATCCCTAACAAAGCAAATAGAGCAACCCATAACCCTCGATTTTTAAGTTTTTCTTTCATGTTTAATTAGCCTCCTTTTCTAAATTATCAAGACGTTTATGCGCTTGTTTAGAACTTTCTTCTACTCGTGTTACACGCTCTCCAAGAGCGATCATTTGTTTCTCACTAGCTTTTAAATCGATACGGATATCATCAACACCTTTACGGATATATCCTAATTCCGCTTTCATTTCCGCACTTTGTTGACCATCAGATTTGATGGACTTTGTTTTGTTTAAAGAATACGCCAAGTAACTAATCGCAAGGGATAACACCGCAATTAGCACACCAATTTCAATCGTCATTGGTTCAACTCCTTTTCTAAAAATAAAAAAGCCTGCTTCTGCACGCTTTGGTTTGTTGTAAAAGCCGTATTTTGTTCAAAACAAAAAACAACTTATAGCTGCTCCTTCTCTATTTGTATTGTATTTTCATTAGTTGGTGGTTTTTGTGATGGATAATTCCCCGTAAGCGATGTATAACATTCTATACAAATGTGCTTTTTCGCAAATCCCATATCTAGTTCATATACACGTGCACCACGTTTACATATTTCGCATTTTGTTGCAATTCTCAGGCAAACAGTTCCATCCCATTCCCTCCATACTTCAACCGTATTCATGCCATTTGCAAGTCCCGCGTTATCCAATATATTGATTGGAATATTTACGAAGACTCCATTATCTGATCTTTCTAAGTCTACTAGATAGCCCATAAACTGCGTTACATCCCCAGGTTGAGGAGGTGCAACAGGTGAATTTTGATTCTGATTCATGTACTATTACTCCTTTCTATCCGAGAGCATTGAAATGCCATCCATTAGAGTTGCAGACATAGAACCCTAACCCTCGATTTCCTTCTACAAAACGAATATGCCCCCATTGTTGGAATCCACCGCCACCTAAATTAATTCCTTGCATTGCTCTTATATTAGAATAAACCTTTACATCCTTTTCTGTACTTATATCAAATGTTTGGCCGTCTGCTGATGGAGCTATATTATTATTTACACCACCTATAGCAAGTGCGTTAAACGGCTGAATGCCATCTGCTCTTTCTGCTGCAGCACGATCCCAATTATACATAGATGCATATTTGCCACTGTATAGCGTTACACCACTTACACAAATTGCTGTCCCTTTACTTATATCAGCACTTCCAGAATAAACTTTAATAATCAATGCGTGTTCTTGCGGTATATAGTTTGTTGGTACTTTGAAAGTGAATGAATATCTCCTAATTTCACCATAGAAAGTACTTGGTTCGGGGAAGTCCATTTTCTGTTCATTCCATATATCATAGGAAACATTATCTCTAAACTTCACACAGCATACATGTAAACGTGGTTTCCCTGTTTTACGTACACCATTTATCATAGATGTTCTAAAGTGAGCAGAAACTGTATATTCGTTACCAGGATGAATTCCATTGTTTACAATAGCTTCTGGATAGTTATACATATCTACCCTTGCAGCATTCACCATTTGCTCGTAATCAAATATAGATGTATTCTTTTCTATTACGACATTACCCCACGACTTCCAAGTAAGACCATATCCACCTTCAAACCCATAATAATCGGGATGATTAATGTTTTTCTTTTTAACACTAGAAAAGTCTGGATCTGCTATTAAGTTTCGTCTTGATACTGCGGTTGTTTTCGTTCCCCATTCATCTTGGAATAGGAAATCTAGCATTTTAACAGTTACACCGTTTTTATCGATGGTTATTTTATCACCATTAATTCTAATAAGATTCGTATCAATACCTTTTGCAGTTAGCCACTTCACCATTGTATCGGCATTAATATTCAGCTTATCGGCATCAATTGTAATCTTACCAGGTGACATATTGATAGAAGTAATGATACCATCCTTTAAAATCTGCGCTAGAATCCCTTCATCTAAAACTTCTAACCTAGATTCTGTTTTCGTTACATAAGCTTTATAAGTCTCATTTATAAACGTTTCTTGTTTTCCAGAGATAATTGAAACGCCATCTTTATTTGCACTGATACTTCTTTCTAATTCTGTTACTTTTTTAGTATAATCTTCAGTTGCTATCTTGTCGGCCAATTCTTCCATGATTTTATCTTTATCCACAATATCAACAGGATTCTCCATAAATGAAGAAGGTTTATCGCCTGATTGAAACAGCGGTTGAGCCCCCCATAAACGACCGTTTCGTCTAAGCCAATGTTTTGCTTGTATTGATTTTGTACCCGCCACAACTTGTCCTGTTACAAACGAACGAGCCCATACACCTTGCACCAAAGTTATTTCTTGTTGATAGGTTTTCAATCTATTTCCGTTTCCATCCAGACAAATAACTTCGATCATTGCTCCTTTATCAACGCTAGCTTTGTTATCTGTATAAAAATAGGCAGAATAAACGAAGTCCCAGTTATCTCCGTTATTTATGATTGTTTGAGTTGCACCTTTATACGAATCAACTGTAAGACCAGAAGCAATCGTTCTAAATGAAACAGCACCTTTATAAAGAACTGAAACGTCTCTGATTGTTTCTGTTGGTACATACCAGTGTTTTATATTTTCTTTTAATACAGAGTTAAGAATTAAGTTTATATAATTAAGACCACCTACATATTCCTCCACATCTTTCATTTCCAGCTGAAATTTCAACGCTTCAGAATGTTGTTCTATTGTTGAAGTAGCTTCGCTCAGCTGCTTTCCTTGTTGCGTTTGTGTTTCCTGTAATTTTTTCACACTTGCAGTTGTTCCTTCAGCATTCTTTTCTACAGTGTTAACACGTTCATCAAAAAAGGTTTGTGTTTTTTCTACCGTTTTAATGCTTTCTTTAATACCATCCACACTTTTTTCAATCTCGGTTGTTTTAGATTGAAAAGTACCTTGTGTTACTCCATCCTCAGGAGCAAGATTCCAAGATTCAAGTAAGTCTCCGAATGTAACCATTATTCCTGTAAACGTTGCATCTACAGTTGTTGTATTGGCAGTCGCTATATTTACACGTACCTCTTTCAAAGTACCTGTATATTTAGTCGTATCAAATTTAACTGAAATTCGTTTCCAACCATTTGTTACCTCTTTTTGTGGAAAAATAGAATAATAGTTTTGCTCTTTTCCATTTTGGTCATAAGTAAACCGCATGTACAAACGCGGATACTCAGATGTAGAGGTTACTGTTTTTACATCCACATAGCAGGAAGCAACCCCTTTTTTATTTATAAAAGGCTCTGTCTGTAAAATCTGAGTGACAAAAGCGCCATTACTTGTTAACTGCAAACCTTTCTTGATTTCTGGAACACCTGGTACTGTAACATCGACAATTTTAGTAGTAACCGCATTTGTGATTCCGTTCCATCCGTTTTTATCATTCGAAAAATCCGAGTTAATTGCATAGTTTCGGACTTTAACTTCTCTTGTCTCTAAACTTGTAAGTTTTTCGGTGATTTTTCCAGCCTTCTCTTCTATTTCAGTTGTTGTTTTCTTAAGCTCACTTGTTGTTTGCTGCACCTCAGAGATTTTCTTTATTGTACCTTCGGAAGTCTCTACTACTGTATTTAATTTCTCAGTGATCTCACCATCTTTTTTTGTTAATGCTTCAATAGATTTATTGAAACCTTCGTTAGTTTGCTGCAAGCTAGTAACTTTTTTATCTATTTCACCTTGAGAGTTTTGTACATTTTTAATAGTTAGAGAAACTTCCTGAAGATTTTCTGTTACTTCCTTGAATTGTCCATTTGTCTCTTTTTGAGCTTCTTCTACTTTTTTATCTAATTCTTCTTTTGTAGATTGAATATCCTTATTAACCTGCTCCAGTGTTTCTTTTTTTATTGATTCCACATCAGGAATAAGAAGCTCCCAACCTTCTCCGTTCCATACTTTTAAAATACCAGGTTTACCGTTACTAATATCTCGCCATAATGTCTTACCTACTATAAGGTTATCGGTTGGTGGATTTTTAGATTCAATAATATTTACCGTATTATTTTTTAAATTTTCCTGGACTTTTTCAGCTAACTCTTTAACTGCTTTAGACTCTTCTCGGATGGTCTCAATCGTTTTTTCATTCTCTTCCACCAATTTTTCTAGTTGTTCTAACAGTTCCTTATTAGCCTTATTTCCTAAAGAACCAAGAATTTTATTGTATAACTTCCTTAATTCTTCATTCGAATCAACAATTTCACGATAATCACCAAATACGTATTTATCCTGTTTAGGGTCAGTAAAGGATTCATCACCGGCGATAGTCCGTGCTTCAAGGTATAGCTTAGGTGTAAAATCCGTATCTTTAATTCGAATTGTGTCGCCCTCATTAATCAATTCATGCGCCAATCCAAATACACGCCCTATAGATTCAGCTTCTACTTCATAAGAAACAGATGTATTTACACGCTTTTTAAACTCTGTTTTCATCAAAGTCATAAGTCGCTCAGGAGACATATTCTGGTCTTCTGTTTCCGGTGTGTAGAATCCGAATTTATGTTTCCCACTTTCATTCCAACGCTGGAATGCATCACTATCTGTAATATAAGGAAGGCCGTTATTAATTTTCTCTATCGTAATAATGTTATCGCCTTCTCCTTTAACAAAACCTACTAGAGCTGTACAAACGTCTCGTGAATGTTCGATTCGTCTCACACCAACTAAGTCCTTGCCTAAAACTACTTCCTTACCGTTTTCCCTACCACGTTTCTTTATCATATCAACGTACCAACCAGTAATCCTAGAACTAACTACCTCTACACGATATTGAATTTCCAAATTAAATAATGCGGAAATTTTCTTCAAAAATGTAAGCGGATCTATAATTTCGTCAATTGTCATCGTGTGGAATCCAGCGTACTCTGTTATTCCGCGCTCCCATTTCATCCCTACGAGAGCCATATCGATAAACTCATTAACGGTTTTACCTTCTATACGTTGCGGCATAATATAACCGTCTTTCGCTATTTGTACCCACGCACCAGATGCATGAACTGTAATCGACCGATCGTTAGAGTCTTTTTCCACTTCATTGTTGATCACGTATGGAACCATTCGACCATCACGGACCTCTTTTACAATTAAATTCTGTTGTTGCAAAGCAATGGCGTGAGGCGTTCCGTCAAATACTTTAAATTCTAATGTGTCTATATTATTTTTAAGTTCCCAATGACGAATATCATCCCAATAGTCTTTCGGTTGAATAGCTGATATGATTTGATCTGTTTTAAAATCTACGACATGCAAAATTCCGCTTGGTGTTCTCATCTATATCTCTCCCTATAACTAACTGTTGCATTTACATCTGGTGGTACGATATCGATACGATTCTCACCTCGTATTACTGTCGGAAAATTACTAAAAAAATCTTTTAAGTTAATCGCGTCTATTCCATTGATCGTAACTAAGCTTCTTTCTGTATCGATAACAATTTTATCTCCGGCTTCGAAAATATAAGGTTTCGTATTAGATGGTACTTTATTAACTTTCCATATCTTTAAATCATCTATTTGCATTGTATAAACGGGCGTATTTCTGTCCCATCGACAAATAGCAATCATAACTTGTGCAACTTTACGGCCTGTCATTGGGTTTCCTACTTCATCAATCCAACGTTCAACTAGTGATGCATCATCAATTTCTGTTCCATCTCGAAATCTCGCAACATAAACCGACCATTCATTTCCTCTTCGTGCAATACGTAACCTTCCATAAAAATTATTAAATGTATTTGGATGCGCACCACTTGTCTCGACTAATAGGCGTCTACTTCCTGGAACTGCATTATCACCAATTGTTGCATGCGCTTTAGTAATTTCGGCATCCCAATATAAATCGCTCATATTAATCTGCGCTACCATATTGCTCGTTTCATCAAGCAAAATGATTTCCACACGTCCCATTTGATCTGCATTTTTAGATTGTAAATGCACCCAGGCTTCTAACTCAAAATCTTGCAGTGGACCACCAGGGATATTTTTTTTAGCAAGGCCACCATGAAACCCTGCTGTTCCTTCCGGCCCATAATATGGACAGTAAAGTGCTGTTCCATCTTTTACTTTAAGTTCACCTGTTCCTTTCATATCATCGAATTGTCCAGTAACAGGAGTCCATCCTATAGTTGTTGACATATCGTCCCACATTACACGTTCCCGCTCTTGTACTGGTGTTTCATTAATTGTTTGAGGATAACCAATGCGGAAATAATCCCGTTCATTTGGATATGGACCATACCATACATCTAAAAATGTGCTCGGTTCCAATGCTTCAATTTCAATTAAAGCAGGTGCATCTACGCTCCCTTTATTTACGAAATAAGAAGTAACCTCTGTAGTTGCTTCTCTTTTAAATGCATGAATCTGTACTTTTCCTAATTTATAAGGCATAGGACAAATGAATTTTAAAGTCCCTTGTCCAATATCTACAAATTTATCAATATCAAAATCTTCGTCTATAATTGCCATATATGTTCTATCTGGTGTTACATCAAAAATCAGTTCTGCTGGATTTTCAGTAATAAGCCACTCCGTTATTTCTTCTTTTAATGTTTCTAGATTTGTCCCATTTGGAACAATAATTCCCACAGGTACAGGAAGAGGACGAGGTTCAGTATCTGTACTTAATAGCCTTGCACCTGGATACCCAGGGGTCTTCAGAAAATTCCTCCTTAAAGGCGCCCATGTCGGTGGACTCCATCCTCTTTTGATGTGAATATAACTTTTTCGTTCCCCATTAAATACAAAAGAACTCATTGTTTGCCTCCTTTTACAAAAAGAAAAGAAACCCAAATCTAAAAGACTGAGTTTCTTGCTTGTGCCCTATTTTGATATTCAGTTACATACGGATGACTTACACGCGCTATTTCCCTACCTTCTAGTATGACGGGAATTTCAATATAAGTAGGTTCTGATTTTGTATATGGCTGTTTATCAGGATTATCATTGTCAGGTCTATATTGAATAACATTAGGATTGTCAGATAACACTTCTCTCCATCTAGAAAGGTTGCCAACATCATGAATTGAAAGTCCTTCAAATCGTTCCATTTGACGCCCGATTTCTCTCACCGCATCACGCATACTTTCAGGGATATGTGTAATCCAATCGTTTAGATAATCACCATCCACAAAGATAGCATTAAAATACTTTGTTAATGGATCATCACCTTGGAAACTAAATATTTCTTCTGGTTTTATAGAACGAATACTATCAATAGCTCCAGATACTGTATTTTGTAATGCATCCCGTACAACAGAATATTGCGTTTTAATCCCTTCTGCAATTCCGCTTGCCATTTGAACGCCTGTAAATAGCATTTTATTTGAACTGCTACCTAACGCTAATTCATTTACTAAAGCATTATTTGCCCTTGAACCAAGCGTACGACTCTCACGTTCAGCCATATAAGATCCTTTTTGAATCCCTAGAGCAAACCCTTCACTAAAAGGTTTACCTCCTTGATCCCTAGTTAACTTTGATGGAGAGTTCACATTTAATGTAGCTTTTAACGCTTCAAATGCCCCTCGTGCTAAACTAGACGCTACAGTTTGTACATTCCATTCACCATTAGAAATACCTTTAGCAAATCCACTCGCAAACGCTTCACCAGGACTAACCGAACTAACGCTTTTCAGACCAGAATTACCGCTTTCTGCTACATTAGAACCACTTGATCTCGCTTGCCCTTTTGTATTTTCCATACCTTGTGCAAACTGGCTACCACCTTTTTGACCTTGTGGAGTACCATTGACTGTATTAAAACCAGCATGAGCCGAAGCTACAGCTTCTAGAGCACTTCCTCTGATATATCCTTTTTGATTAACAATGCCACTTCCCACACCTTGTCCACCTTGATTACCTGCTGGGTTACCATTGATTGTGTTAAAACCGGTATGAGCACTAGCAACCACTTGCAAAGCGCTCCCCCTGATATAACCATCTTGACTTATAATACCTTGCCCTAGTTCGCTTCCACTCTTACTTCCACCACCACCATCTGTAGTACTTCCCATGATACCCTCTACGGCTTGTTTCTTTCCTGTTGCCGCATTTTCAGGAGCTGTATTACCAGCAATACCATTAGCCTGCGTTTGACTGATATCAAATCCAACTTGCGTTAAATCTAACTTCGCTCCATTTTCAACTAGTAAAGCAATTGCTTTCGCTGCTAATTCAGCGTTGATGGAACCGTTTTGCATACCTTGAACAAGTGTCTGTACATTAAATTGTCCAGCTTCACCAAGATCCACTTGAACATTACTTTTAATATCTAGCCCCATAGTCTGTGCGACTTGTGGTAAAGATAATGCCCTAATTTGCATTCCATTAATTAAAGTTTGAATGTTATTCTGACCTTCTTGAGTAGCATCAACATTCATTCCATTTTTAACGTTTTGTTGAAAGAATTGGAATACAGTATCAAAAGATAAAGTCCCTGTTTGAAGTCCTGTAATCCACGAGTCCATTGTCATTTTCCCGTAGATTCCTAAATCGATTGTGGTATTACCTTGCATATTTTTACTTAGGAATTCTCTTACTTCACCAGTATCTTTTGTTTTAATACCATCAATCCATTTTTGCATGGATTCAATACCACTTTGTGATAAATCCACTTTATAAACTTCTTTTAATTTATTAGCATTTGCGGTTGCTACAGCTGAAGAATCCAGTTCACCCTTTTGAAGCTTCTGTAAAAATGTATCAATTGTGAATTGTCCAGCTGGTCCCAAATCAATTTTCATTTTGCCATCAATTTCTTTTGCCATTGATTCGGCTAACAATCTAGATGACTCTGTACCCTTTTTTAATTCAGAAAGATACATTCCTATGCTTTCAATTTTAGATTTACCATATTGCAACTCATACTGAAGTAATTTATCTTGATAATCTTTTTCTGCCTTTTCTTGATCACTTCTAAATCTTTGCTCTATATCAGCTGCTTTTTCTCGAAATCCATATGCTGCTTTAAATCGTGCGCTCCACCCTTTATCCTCCGCTTCAATCCTTTTGGCTTGTGACGCTAAGACTTCAGCATCTTCTTCCTTCATATGTTGCTGCAACACTTTAAATCCATCATTTCTAATAGTCTGCAAGTCATTTACATGTTTTGATTCATAAAGTGCAATAGCATCTAATGTCGCTTTTCTTTCTTCCGGTTTAATTTCACCTAATTTAAACGCTTTTTCTACATTTTCGCGCCAACCTTTGGTTTGCTTTTCTAAAGATTTAACACCATCTTCATATACCTTTATGATGCTTTCAAACCGTTTTTTTCCAGCATCTAAAGAAAGCATACCGCCAGCTTCGATTTCTTTCGAAATAGACGTGATTTCCTTTGCTTTTGTGTAAAATTGTTGAACGTTTTTATCAGCAACCTGTAAGGCTTGTTCGAATTTTTGAGCGAAATCTTTCGGCATTTTCATGGTATCACCTTGATACCTTTTAATACCCTCTTCTAAAATCTTTTCCGCTTGTGTAGCAACTTCAATCTCTTTATTAATGGACTCAATGACATTATTTTTCACCTGTTCTAAGGTTTGTTTTGCGCTCTCAGGGACAGTCCCCATTAACTGACTAAACATTTTATTAAATTCGCTTTTCTTTCCTTCTAATTCTTTAATGACTTCATTAGTCATTCTTTGAAAAGCTTTAATGGTTTCGTCCGCTGCTTTATTCGCTTCTTCACCTGTTTTAAGTTTTAAATCCATCATGTTATTGATAGCTTTATCCTTTAAATCCACATAGGCACCAGCTGCTTTACTCGTTGCGTCACTTACTCTTTGACCAAACTTATCCATATCATTTTGTGCCTGTTTGGATTTTTCGTTCAGATCAACTATTGCTATACCTAGCGCCCCCACAGCAAGAACAGCTCCAGTAATAGCTAAAGCAATCGGGTTTGCTAATAAAGCACCTATCCCCATTGCTAAAAACCCTACAGCTGTTGTTACCCCTGCTATCCCAAAAGCCAATAAAGCACTTTTTGCAATCATTTGTTGTGTTGATTCGTCTAAATTATTAAACCAATCTACGACCCCCTGAACACCAGATACTACATCAACCAAAATAGGCAATAACGCATCACCAAATGACTTTTTAAGAGTATCTACAGCACCACTTAATTCTTCGATTTTTCCTTTTGTTGTATTCATCTTTGTCTCAGCAACTTCTAATGCTGTTACCTTAGACATTTCTGTATACATGTTTTTAACGCCATTTGCACCCTCTTTATAAAGAATATTTGCTGCACGAATAGCATCTGATCCAAACAATGTATACATATATGATTGTCTTTGCTCAGCCGTTAATCCTTGCATCGCCATTTGAAGAATTTCAGCAATATCGGACATTTCTTTCAAATTACCATTTGAATCGAAAAAGGCATTTGTCATAATACCAGTTTCAAAAGTCAACTTTTGGAACGCCTTCTCTGCTTTTTCAGATCCAACCTTCACACCGGCTTGTTTTGCAGCGTATTCAGATAAAGCACCAGTTACATCTTTAAATGAATTTGAAGTTGGTTTAATACCTTTTTCTCCAAGAAACTGCATTGCTTTTCCAGTATCAATTGTTATTAATCCCAAATCACTAAACATATCGTATGCTTCGTTAGATTTAGGAATTAAGTTTGCTAGCATGGTTTTTAATGAAGTACCTGCATCAGAACCTTTTACATTCGTTATATATGAGCTCTTTATCTCATATTCTCCAACTTTCATTGGAGTATCGGACTATATCATCATCCTCGCCTTTTACGTTAGGATGGAACGCGCTCGTGGAGGTTTCGACGGTTCTCGTTTACTCCCTCTAGTCTCTACACCTTCTGAATATTCCTATCCAGCTTGGCTCGGTATTAGCATAGCTTTCGCCTTAGCTTCCACCGAATTCACGTCCTTTACGCTGCGAATCTCTCCACAACGGGGCTATATGTTAACCCGTTCTGTGCAAATAAGGCTAATGCTGTTGTTGTATCTTTAAAACTAAGTCCCACACCAGCTGCAACCGCTGAAACCATTGATAACCCAAACTTCATTTCTCCAACACTAGTTGCTGAAGCATTTGCTGCACCAGCTAATAGATCGGCTGCTTGTGCTACCGATAAGTTATCATCCTTAAATGCATTTAGAGCTGTCGAAGCAATTTCTGCTGCATCTCCCAATTCTAATTCCCCTGCTGTCGCTAAGTTTAAAGCTCCTTCCAAACCGCCATTAATAATGTCAGTGAGGCTTACCCCTGCTTTAATTAGCTCTTCAATACCTTGCCCTGCTTCCACAGATGAATATTTTGTTTTTTCTCCCATCTGTACTGCAAGTTCGCTAATTTTCTTCATTTCATCGCCAGTTGCACCAGAAACTGCTTGAATATCAGCCATCTTCTGCTCGAAATTCATAGATTCCTTTACAGCCATCGCAAGTCCAGCACCAATAACTCCAGTCATGGCTGCAAAGGTAGTACCAACCTGTCCACCTACATCTTGCATTTTATTTCCTGTATCGTGCATCCGTTCCCCGGTACGGTGAAAACGATTTTGTTGCTCGGCTAATTCACGATTCGTTTCTCTTATTTCATTTTGAATCCGCTCTTGAGCTGTTTCAGCACGATTCATAGCAATCGTATTGTTATCGATTTGCGTATTTAATCGTTGAAGTGCTTGACCGTTAGATGTGTATTCAGCTTGAAGTTGTTTTAATTCTTGCTTTAATTGTTTGGCTTCTTGGGAATTACGTCCGAAATTTTGTACAGCCTGATCATACTGTGTTTCAAGACGTTCCATAGATGCCGCCAATGTTAAATTTGAAGCTTGTAATTGTTCTTGTTTTTGTCTTGCTTGTTCAATCTTTTGGCGGTAATGTTCTACCTTTTGTCCTTGTAATGTGAATTTTTCATTCAAATGAGTTAACTTATTTTGTAACTGTTCAACAGAATTACCAAGTAATCTAGCTCTTTCACTCGTTAAATTGAACTCTGAATCTAATAAACGTAAACCACGATTAATTCCTGCTACTCCATTTTCAAAACGTTGGGTATCCAACGTGACTCGTGCGCCAATTTCCATATCTCCAGCCATTTATCTCACCTACCTTTACAACCAATCTGGTGCTTGATTTGCTGTACGGACTACATTTTTATCTTCTTGCTTTTTCTTATAAGCTAACGTTTTAAAGAAAAGTACTAGATCCATCTGATTAATATCCGCTTGGGACATGCCAGAATCTTGTAACATACTATATATCCCAAACATCATTTCTGTAGGTTTGAACGGTTCTTTCTGTTCCTCTGTCTCTTTTTTTTTGCTGCATTAGTCTTTGAATCAATAGCATTAATAACTGCCACAGCCTCAGCAATACGACCTACAATCGCTAAACAAATTGCATAGATAGTTGATGTTAAAAACCAAATGTGTACTCCTTCAAGAAACTCTTCCACTGTAAATCGATTCCCAAACACTTTAACAACAAAATGAGTAGCTTCTTTTAGTACATCAAAGTGAACATTCTCAACACTCAATTTCTCTGTCCATTCAGCTGCTTCAAAACCGTCAGTAGACGAAATGTATGTTGGTAAAAAGAAAGTTTTTTTACCAGTGGGTAGATTTAAAACCAATTTAAACGATTCTGTCTTTTGATTTTCTTGCATAATTGAATCTCCCTTCATAAATAAAGGACACAGCATTGAGCTGCACCCTTTTTATAATTTTATTTGCTTAATGCTGGTGCTGTTTCTGTTGGTGGTGCTGGAACTGTCTTAAACCAATTCGCTGCAACGGTTGCATCATATCCTGTTTCTTCTTCATCTAAACGATGTCTCCAGTTTCCATCTGAACGTTGGATCGCTTTGCATTTAATTTTAGCCGATTGGAAAGTTGGTTTATCTTCAGCTGTCTTGTGCTCATCTTCAGGAATTTCAAATTTCGTTTTGTAGTAGCAATAAAAACGGTTTTTCCCATTGTCTTTTGGTAAACGGTATAATAACGCTACATATGGAGCAACATCATTTACATTATCGATTACCTGACCTTTAATTAGTTTCTTTCCTAATAGTTCAGCGTAAGTAGATAATGAAATATCCGCTGTTTCTAATTCGATTTCTACACCACCAAAGGCACTTGCTGTTGCTAGCGGCCCTCCTTCTGCATAGAACGTTACGGATTCATTTTTAGGTGAAGCCTTGCCACTTACTGCATCTCCAATTTTCTTAGGTGCTGCATACGTAAACTTACCATCTGGTGTTTCTGTCAAAATCGCATAATGTAAATCTCTAAAATCGACTGCAATTGCCATATTTGTTTTCCTCCTAAATTTTTAATTCTGTACGAAACCTCATACCATAATGATAGATTTTCGTATCTGGTTCATATAAATTTGCTGTTGTAATACGCTGAAATCCTATATTTTTCATAGAAGTGTTTACCGCTTCTTTTAAATCACCCTTCACAGGGCTAAAGGACCAAATATCTACTTGAAATAAAATAGTGCTAGTAGATTCCGCACCCTCCGCGTATCTGCTAGCACTATTATCTAACTCAGAATAAGTAATCCATGTTTTTCCGTTATCGTCACCACGAACCATATTGTAGATATATTCTCCACCAATTTTTTCTACAATAAAAGGCGTTGTAAGTGCACGTAACACATCTTTTTCTAAAAATCTCATACAATATGCAACGCTGCTGCAAAGACATTTCGCATCTCATGAACTGCCTTTACTTCCGTGTGAGTTACTGTCTTCTCTATAAACCCTTTATGTGGTGGATATGGCATTTTACTGGTCCCCCAGTTTTGGAATTTCATATAAAAGTGGGGGGAATTATCATCTCTTTCCCACCCCACACTAATTGATTTGACTCCATTCCGAGTTTTTATTTTTCCAACAAAAACCTCGTCCTTTGCATGTTTACCTGTTCTCCATGATTCTTTTGGTGAAGGTGGTTTCGGATGTGCACTTACTGGACTTTCTACCTCCAGAGCATCCCTTACTACCTCAGCACCTTTCTTTAATGCTGAGTTTTCAATTGTTTTTACACTTCTTCCTAAAGCTTCAAAACGTTGAATAGCTTCTTGTATCCCAAAGGTTGTTACTTCTGCCATATAGATCGCTCCTCGCACACCAAGCATGTCTCTTTATGTTGCTCATCAACATCTACAACAGCTTTTATTTCAAAGAGTCGGTCATCATACAAAACTCGCATTTTCGAATCAATTCCCCTACGAAATCGCATAAAAAAATTCACTGTACGTACCGCATTTTCGGTATTTCCAGCGAATATTTCATAGTTAAATCCCTTTCCAAATGGTGTTTTTGCTCTTGCCCAAACAGTGACAACATCTTTCCATTCTGGTGGAATTGGATTCCCTTCTTCATCTTTTTTATTTGTGATTTCCTGTTGAATTGTTATTCTTTTATTTAATTTACTTGGATTCATGATTATCACCGTTATTATAGTCCCTTAATTGTAATATGGTAGTTTCTAATGACTGTTTTAACGCAGGGACATTTAATGATTTATCTTGATTCTCATAGTTTAATAAAACATGCGTAATTACCGCTATTTTGTAAAGGGCCTTGTCACTTTCAGGAACACCAGAACCTAGTAAGACTTCTTTTGCTCCATCAATTAGAAGTTGGATAATTATATCCTCTTCATTCCCATCAATTTTTAATTTTCCTTTTATAAGCTCCAGCATGGTATCACCTACGATCCTGAAGCACTTGTTTTCGCTGATAATTCAACGCTTAACGTTGAACTTAATCCGTTATTCCCAACAGCTTTCACTTGATAAGAATATGTTGTATCACCTGTTAACCCTGTATCTTTATAAGTTGTTGCTACTGACGTTCCTACTTGTTTGCCATTACGTAATATTTGATATTCTTTAATGCCCCCATCATACACAACAGGAGACCAACTAATGTTGGCCGTTGTTACTGTTGCAGAATCAACTTTTAATCCTGTTGGAGTTTGGGGCGGATTAGGGCGTAACTTTAACTTCTGCGATACGGAATGCAGAGTTTAAAGAACGTTTTTGATCATACCAAGCTGTTAATACAAATAGATATTCTCCTGAATCCACATTCTTATCCGTGTCATATGTCATTGCATCATAGTTGATACGGAAAAAGTTAAAGTCTCCTACAATCGGTTTTACTGCCGCGTCAACGAATTCTACAGGTTTACCCATTACTTTTTCAGGTGGTGTATCAAAGAAATTTGTTGTTCCGTTAGATAACGATTTAACAATTTTTAAATAGTCTGCATATCGCATAACAACCTTAGCATTTTCACGATAATCTTCATGTAAGTCCGCAATTGCATTAGTGATAGATTCAAATAAATCTTCACCTGACACACGTTTTACATCAGATCCATTATAGAATGACATATGCCCTAAACCAGATTTCGGTGTAACTGCTAGTGCATCCTTCTTCTCTTTCGCGGCTAATCCTGAACGTAATGCATTTTCTACATATTGTGTGAGTTCAACATCGGTACCATGAATAACTGTATCAGAAATTTTTACTTTCACCTTAAATTTATTACGCCCAAATGCCACAGTATCACCTGTAAGCTTCATTTCTTTCGCTGTTTCTTCATCTGTAATGAAATCATCATCATCAAGTGTGTATGAAATTTTAGGTAATTCTAAGCCTTTAATCGCACTTACTTGAGAAACTTCTCGTAATTGATTTTTCGCAAAAGGCTCATGTACCAATTCCTTTTGCATATTTGTTGGGAAAAACTTATCGCCTCCCGTTGAATTACCAGCTGGTAAAGCAATTAAAGCCTTAACATCATCTGATACTGCTCGACCTTGTACTGCCGCACGAATAAATTCTGCTTTTGCCGCTACTTCTTTTTGTTTCGGATCTTCAATACCAGTAATAACATTTTTCTGTTGAGCAAATTTAGCTGTTTGTTCTGCTTCTAGTTGATCATGTTGTTGTTTTACAACATCAAAGCGAGCTTGTAAGTCTGCTTTTGATGTTTGCAATACTTTGATATCATTTAACGAAGCTGATGGATCCATAGCCTTTGTAGCCAGTTCATTTTCTGTTTTCGCCAATTGTTGGCCAATTGTTGCCATTGCTTGTTTTAACTCATAAATGGTTTTCATAAAATTAATTCCCCCGTTTTTTTAAAATATTGTTTCTAAATAGGCAAGATTTGCTTTTGAATCTGCAACGATTTTTTCTCGTAATTCCTTTTCTTCTATGCTCATAATTGATTTATCGGATTGCATTTGTAATAGTTGTTGTGGCACATTCTGATATTGTTTCGCCCACTTGTCATCAAATGCATATGCAACAGCTTGGTTAGCTTCAACAATTTCATCACAAAGCCCTAATTCTAAGCATTGTTCGGCTGTTAACCATGTATCTTCTTCAAGCATTTCGTATAACATTTCTTCTGACATTTTTTCACCAGATCGATCAAGATAATACTGGCACATTGCCTGGCTAATACGTTCCACATCATCAGCCGCTTTTCTTAATTGCTTAGCATTACCCCAAGCTCCTGTCATTGCATGGTGAATCATCATTAATGAATTATTTGGCATAATAATACGTTTTGAAATCATTGGTAAAACAGATGCACAAGATGCCGCTACCCCATCAATATGCGATATAATATCGGCTGGATGTCGTTTTAACATAGCGATAATAGCCATTGCTTCAAACACACTACCTCCAGGACTATTAATGTATAGATTGATAGTCTCAATGCCATCACCCAATGCTTCCAATTCGTTTTTGAAAGTAATAGATGACACCTCGCCATATTCTTCCCATGCATATTTTGTAATTTCTCCATAAATAAAAACATCAGCCGTTTTACCATTCGCCGATGCTTTCATTTGAAAAAACTTATTCTGTTTGTTCTTTGCCACCGTTTTTCACCCCCTTCCGTTGAGTTGGGTCCATATCAATTGGATATAAATCACCACTTACCCAAAGTTTTGAAGCATTACCACCCACAGGCGGTTCATCTTCTTTTTGACGAACATCATCTTGTGATAACCATCCACTCCTAATTGCGGCTTGATAATAAGCTGTTCTTGAAGCTGTATCACCTCTTAACAGTCCTCCAAGATTGAATTTAAAGTAATGGCCTTCTTGTCGTTCTTTTTTATTCAGCAACTTACGATTCATTTCTTGCTCATACTGACGAACAATAGGGGTTAAAGTCATTTGAACAAACTGAATCATCAGCTGTTCATTACTGCTATAACTCTGTCCTTCCGTGTCATTTAAAAATGTAACCGGAACATTAAAAACGTTAGCAACCCGTGAACGTGTAATTCGTTCGGATGCTAACGTGTCTGAAGCGAAGTATTTCCGCTCCATCTCTTCTATATTGACACCTGGTTCCCTGAATAAAATACCACCATTCTCTTGATAAAACCGTCTAAAATCATCAATGATTTTTTGTCTCTTTTCATTATCGACCTGCGTCGCATAATCCAAAATAAAACTATCTTTCTTCTGCATTTCTGACAAACTAAATTCTTGTACTGCCTTATCATATTCAAGAGTATTTCTCAAAACATCAATTGGACAAATACCTTTCCATCTTGCAATACCTGTGATGTGTTTGACATGAAACATGTTCATATTGTGGATGTAATACGTTCCTTCAATCCCACGTACCTCATACCACAAATTATTATCATCCGTATTTAAAAAAGGCGTTACATAAGCAGATTCAATAGGGATTAATGATTCCACTTGAAATCTAATATCACGAATGATAGCTGCATATCCATTTCCAGTTTCATTTCTTGAAACTTCAATTTTATTTATCCATTCAAATCCGGTCATGTTTGGATTAGGTTCATTCATCACAACATCAGACACTTGATTAACAACAGTGTCATAATCCTTATAGAGCTTTAATGGCAAAGATGCTACCGTATTAGATAATCTACTAATCACACTGAAAATCGTCTCATTTGTAGCTAATTTTGTATTATCAATACCCCAAAACTTCCTTCCAAACCATGAAGAAAAGTTATATCCAGCACCTTTCCATCCCAATGAAGCTCCTTTAATCGCTCCCTTAACACGATTAATCAGTTTCAATCTCTCACCGCCTTTCTATTTAAAAAGATCGTTAACTGATATAAATTCAATATTTCCATCACCTTGTAATTGAGATAACATAGGGATTACTTCTGTATGAGCATTTAAAAAAGCTGCAAAGCCATCAATCTTTCGATATTTACTCTGTTTAGATGGTAAAAAGTTCCCGTTTCTGTCTTCCACAAGCTTTACATTGTTCATATACCAACGGAAGAGACGGTTTTTATTACTGATTATTTTTCCATCCAACAACAATTCTTTTACATCCTTTAATGCTGGACTTAAAGTTAAATGCCCTTGTCGAACTGGTTCGGTTTTAAATCCATATGCTTTCAAATCTTCATTTAAACGATAGGCATTTGCTGGATCATAAGTAATTTTCTTTATGAAATAGTGTTCGGATTGCTCAACAAACCAATCATAAACATACTCATATTTCACATACTCACCAGGGATAATAGTGAGCCAACCTTTGTCTTTAAACTCTTTGAAACTAATATTTTCGTTATCACGATCAACTTTAGCCTGCGGAACCCAACTGTGAGATAGCACAAAAACATTTCCATCATCTAAAGGAAACTCTAAACAAGCGCTTGTAAAATCTTCTGTTGCAGATAAATCATAACCTGCAACACATTCTTTACCAGCTAATCCCTTTATATCAATAACTTCTTCATTCCTTTTTAATATCTCAATACCCACAAAGGACATTTCATCATTATCAACAAAGATGTTAAATTGTTTTGTAATCCAGTCATTCTTTTCAGCATCTGTATGCTTATCTGTATTCCAATCATCAATAAGCGATGGAAGATCTAACGAAACTCCCATATTAGGATTTGCTTTAATCCATAATTCAGGATTTTCAATTTCATCCACGCTATCCATTTCAGCCATGAAATAAAACTTTCTATCTTGGTCAATAACTCCTTCTAAAACATCAGTTGCAATTTCATAGTATTGAACAAGTGGTCCTTCAAGCTGATATCCTGCCGTAGTGATATAAACAATCATTGGTTGTTTACGTGCACCACGTGATTTTTTTATAACATTAATTAACTTAAAGTTTTTGAATTCATGTATTTCATCAAAAATACCAAGATGTGTATTTAATCCGTCTAGTTTCTTACTATCTGATGCACGAGGTTCAATTTTAGAATGCGTTTTATCATGGAAAATACCTTTCTGATTTTCGCGTAAATGTTTCCGAAGAAGGGGTGATTTTTGAACCATTGCACGACTTTCATCAAATAACTCCCCAGCTTGTTGTTTTGTATTTGCTAAAACATAAACACGAGCACCTGGTTCATTATCTTTAGCAACAGCATAATTAGATAAACCAGAAATCATTGTAGTTTTTCCATTTTTACGTCCAATAAAAATAAGGCCCTCACGAAAGCGCCTATAACCTGTATCTTTATGAATCCATCCATACAAAGAACCTATAACAAAGTGTTGCCACAGTTGAAGAACCAACCTTTTATAATCCCCTTTTGATGGACGACAAAACTTTTCGATATATCGTATAGGTCGATGCGCTTTTTCTTCATCAAAAACCCAAGGGAACTCCTCAGTCCCCTGTCTCCTCAAATCGTTTAGATGACGTTGACAAGACAAGATATTTTTCTTACTAGCTATTATGTTTCCTTTCACAACTTGTTCTGCATACCAAGTTGTTCTTAGTTCAGGAGATGGATCTACTAAAATATTAAAATGCTGTATCTGCTCATTTCGCCAATTTTTATACCACTTAGCTATTTCAGAGGGCTTAGAAGTTGTCGTAATCATCATCAGAATCTCCAGTTAGCTCTTCCTGAAGCTTTTTTCGGCTTGCCCCAGTCAACCCTAGCTCCCCTAAATATTGTCGAATCTGTTGTAAATACTTAGGTATCTCTGGTATCAAAGTGTGCTTAGTCAGATTTGTAGCACCAGCTTTATTTGTATACTCCATCGTCAGACCTTCTTTTTTAACATTAGCTGCCATCTCTCTAAACATTTGATAACTGAAGGCAATCGCTTCAACTACAATAGGATCATTGATATCAGCCTTTCCTTCAACTTCTAAAACAGACCAAATACGAATCCAAGTATCTTTTCCTACCTTTTTTAAATGCGTAGGCGGTTTCCTCTCAATCAATCCTTTATCCACGATATCACCTCACTTACATTTTATGGATAAAAAGTACCAATTCAGAAATAAAAAGCTCTTATTTTCAGGCTTTACCCCCTTTAGAAACATCACTTGCGCCACCCACGAAGGAGGCGTCCGGTCTGGGCGGAAACGGCTCTGAACAATAAAAGGAGGGGGGCTATATGAATTCTTTGTTCGCTTTTACTTTTACGAACTGAATCTTTCTTTTATTTTTCTTTTTCCCTCCACCCTTTTCAGGATGTTCTTTGTTGTGACATGGATTACATAAACTAATTAAGTTATCCAATGTTAATGCAAGTTCAGGATATTCACTTCTTTCTTTGATATGATGGACCATATCAGCAGGTACTGGTATCAATGGATCGTGCTTCATACACTCTTGGCACCGATAGTTGTCTCGTGTTAATGCCAACTCTCTACACCTTCGCCAAGCTGTACTGTCATAGAACTTCTTCGCTTCTTTATCCCGCTTGTATTTATCGTAGAACTTTCGTTGTTGTGTTGTTTTATTTTCAGTCATCACTTTGAACTATCGTTCGAGCTACAGATTTACCATCAAGATATAATTCAACGGTTTCAGCTTCACCTGTATACTTGCTCATAACCTTTTCTAACTTCTCAAATGCACCTACACATTCATTGATAGCTAATGTAAGTTCTTCTATATTCGCTTTTGCTTCTGTCGTATCAATATCGATGTGAGCTGAAACAACATTTTTCTTTTCCATCCTTCAACACTCCTTAATAGATTTAATTTTTAAGTGATATTAATTTGACGGCATTGTCTAGCAAAAGGGATAAAGTGTTTTAAGAGATTAACAGCATTTTTATTTTGCCACCATTTATCTAACAAGACTATTCGTGCATTGATTGGATTAATCCCATCAAGAGAGAACGCACTATTAGATATGAAACGAGGTATTACATGAGTTGTTCCAAAATGTTTTTTTATTCTTTTCCAAGCTTCTTCAGCTTGCATTAAATTATTACCAACAATCCATAACTCTTGTTTTTTATCTTCTTTTAAATCCCTTAACGTTCCCTCTAAATATAATAAATCATATTTTTTTAGTTCCATCCTTTATCCCTCCAAAATAAAAAGCACCCGAATGGATGCTTTTTTCTCAACTGTTCATTTACATTTCGATTGTGGTACGTGAAGTTTTATTCTTTTCCCAATCACCTAATGTTGTTGCGTTTATCTGTACCTAAATTATTAGGTAATTGGAAGAAGAGCAAAAGCTCTCCTTAATAAAGGTATCATTCAATCGTTACCATCTGCTAGTTTCGGATTTTATGTGCCTTCATTATGAAACCGTTTAGACAACATATAGATTATAAAGGAATCTTTATGAGTTGTGTTTTCCGCCACTTCTCACAATACAAATATAACATGTTAAAAAACAAAAATAGTCCGTAAATAGTTCGCGAATCGTCCGCGATTTGTTCATTCTATCAAGCAATTAAACATTTAAATATCTCATTCATCATAATGATAATGGTGATGATAATGATGGTGTTCTACCTTTTGAACCGGAACTGGTTGAAAAGCTTTCCAAGTCCCTATCGTCGTTAGGATAAAACCTAAATATGTCATTACTTTCTCGATATCTTCCTCCAAAAGAGTACTCGACATCAAAATAATAATAAATCCCATTGTTAGCTTATAACATAAACTCTTCAACTTACTATCTGATATGACATTAAGAACTTCTTCTTCTATTAATACTTCACGTAGATTGGCTTGTTCAATTGTCCGATTCAATTCTTCATAATATAGGTTTGACTCCCTCCCATCCATTTCATAAATTGATCTCACCAGGGTGTCGTTCATCATTTCAATTTTTCGTATTGATTCCAAATTTAAAGATTGTATTGATGCGAGCGTTTTACTCATAAACTTCGGTATTTCTAATCG